ATGAGGTTGGCGATGCTATACAGGCAAAACTTGATTTATTAAAACAAGAGAGAAGAAAAGAGCTTAAACTGTTTGATGATAAATACAAAAAAGCAGCCTCCGAAATAGCTGACTTTTTGAATCCACAATTTAAAGGCATATTATGAAAGAAGAAAAACAACAAACACGCCAAGAAAAACACTTGGCGAAACTGGTACGCAGGAGCGGCATTTATTTTAACCCTGCCGACCCTGCTGATGTTGCACGTTTGGCGAAGTTTGACGCTTTGCCCAATAAGACAGAAGCCATAAAAAATTGGCTAGATAGTTTAGATAACTGACTATGCCTAACTCAGAATTGTACACCTAGCGCAGGTGTATAACAATTCATTAACTCTCTAAGTTGCTGATTTTGTTATACACTAAATTTTAACTACACCTATTTTTTAATCAATTGACATTTTGGCACGATGGCACTATATTTATTCTATGCTGGTCGTTTTATTGATTAGAGTAAACTTTACCAAAGGTCGCCCCACAAAGCGGCTTTTTTATTGCCTGAAATTTATCAAATTGAGCGTCACATCATGGGGCTTTTAACATCTGCTGATTGCCTAAAAAAATACGGCTCGCCTGAGTCTGAAAAAGCGATGGTGTTATGGGATGTCCCCACAGCATTAGAAATTGGCGTTATTCCTAAAAAAATCTATTGTAATAAAGACATGGTTAAGCCGCTCACCTTGGCTTTTCAAAATTTGATTAAGACAGGCTATGTTAGAGAGTTAAAAACATGGGATGGCTGTTTTAACATTCGCAAAAAACGTGGCGCCGCTAGTCCGTCTCTGCATAGTTGGGGTGTTGCCATTGATTTGAACGCGGCTTGGAATGGCTTTGGTAAAAGACCTACGCTCTCGGCTGGCTTTGTAAAGTGCTTCACTGATGCAGGTTTTGACTGGGGTGGTACTTGGTTTACGCCCGATGGTATGCACTTTCAGTTAAAAAACGAGGCGTAAGCTATGAAAACATCAAGATTCAAAGAGGCTTCGACTTGGGCAAGTTTGTCTGCTGCATTGGCTGCATTGTCTAGTGTGCCAGTGTTTGCACCTTACTCCGTACCTGCGGCTGCAATATGCGCGGCTATCGGTGTGTTTTTGCGCGAAGGCGAAGAATAAGGGGCTTAGAATTGAGTGAGCAACACGAGGCTCGTTTGCAAAATCTCGAAAACGGTCACAATATATTAGTGCGTGATTACACGCGATTAAATGACGCGATTGTTAAAATCAGCGAGTCATTAGTGCAGCTTGTTGTTATTCAAGAACAGAATAAAAGCATTATGCAGTGCATAGAGCATCAATCATCAACAATAGATAGCCTTGATAGGCGATTAGATGCGATTGAAGTACAAATGCCGCAACTCATCGAGTCAAGGCGATGGCTAATGGTTGGTTTAGGGTTTATTGTAAGCGCTGTTATTGTTGCTTTAATTGCGTTAGTGATTAAATGAAAATCATTCAGCGACTATTCCAAGCATTTTTAATATTCTGCTTTATAGCTGTTGTGTGTAGTGCTGGTTGGATAGTTTATTTTGTGTTGTGGTTGATTGGGGTTGTTTAAGTAATGACTGATTTAAAAGTTGAATATAAAAATATCAAAGAGTTAATCCCTTACTGCAACAACTCAAGAACGCACAGTGACGATCAAGTATTACAGATCGCATCAAGCATAAAAGAGTTTGGTTTTACGAATCCAGTGCTGATTGATGGTCAAGGCGGAATCATTGCAGGTCATGGTCGTATCATGGCCGCGCAAAAGCTGAAAATGGATGAAGTGCCGACAATTACGCTAAGTGATTTAAGCGAGGCACAAAAGAAGGCTTATATCATTGCGGATAATAAACTAGCTCTTAATTCGGGCTGGGATGACGAGTTGCTTAAAATAGAACTTGAGCAGTTGAAAGAGTTAGATTTTGATTTGGGCTTGATAGGCTTTAGTGATGATGAATTAGCGTTGCTGATGGGTGGTGAGACTACAGAAGGACTTGTTGATGAAGACCAAGTGCCTGAGTTAGTGGATGACCCTGTAACCGTATTGGGTGATGTTTGGTTGTTGGGTAATCATCGGCTGATGTGTGGGGATAGTACGAGTATTGATGCGGTTGAAAGGCTGATGGATGGGCAAAAGGCGGATATGGTTTTTACTGACCCGCCTTACAGACAAGAAACAGAAGGCGGATGTGTTGGAAGTATTGGCGCAGCTTTAAAAAAACAAGAAAAAGAAATTGAATCGCTGTGTGATTTTGACCCTGAGTTATTTTTAGGGAACCTTCCTTTTGTTTTTGATAAAAACAAAATGAATGCTTATGTGTTTTGCAACAAAGATTTGCTGCCTGATTACTTGGTTTGGGCTAAGGATAGCGGTTATTCGTTTAATGTTCTGATTTGGAAAAAGCCAAACGCAATCCCTATTGGCGGTTCGCATCGTCCAGATATTGAATATCTTTTGATTTTTAGAAGGTCGGCAATATTTAACGGAGGAATAAGCGGTGTTTCTTATTCTAAGGTATTAGAACACGCAAGAGAAAAAAACAAAGTACATCCAACAATGAAGCCTGTTGAGATGATAGAAAACCAAATACAGATATCATCGGTCAAAAATTCATTAGTGGTTGATTTGTTTTTAGGTTCAGGCTCAACACTTATTGCTTGCGAGAAAAACAATCGGCAATGTTTAGGAATGGAACTCGACCCAAAATACTGTGATGTCATCATCAAACGTTTTCAGGACTTTACAGGCAAACAGGCCACGCTAGAATCAAACGGCAAAACATATAACGAGTTGCTAAATGATAACCAAGCCCAAAATCCAAATTGATTTAGCTAAGGTTGAATCATTGGCGGCTAATGGCTTAACGCAAGAACAGATAGCGGCAGCGTTGGGTATTAGCGAGTCAACACTAACAAAAAGAAAGAAAGAAAATACGGATTTTACGGACGCTATTAAAAGGGGAAAGGCCAAGGGCATCGCATTAGTGACCAATAAACTAATGGAGTCAATCAAAGGCGGCAACATGACAGGGATGATTTTCTTTTTGAAAACGCAGGCGGGTTGGAAAGAGACAAATGTGCAGGAGCATACAGGGAAAGACGGCACAGCATTACAAGCACCTGTTTTTAGTTTTCAGCCCGTAAAACCGAAAGATGATTAAGTTTGAGTACCCTGAAAAACTGCACCCTTCATTCGTTAATATCACAACAAATCAGCATGATGTTATTGTTTGGGAAGGTGGCAGGGGCGGCGCAAAGTCTGAGGCGTTAGCAGCCATCGGCATAGCAGAGTCTTTTATTGATGATGGCGTTATTCTGTGTTGCCGTGAAATTCAGAAGTCTATTAATGACTCACTATATGCAACAATCGTCAGCGCAATATCAAAGTACAAAATAGAAAGTTAGTTTAAGATTCTGCAAAATGAAATAATTAATTTAGTCACTGGCGCGAAGTTTATTTTCGCAGGGCTAAAAAGCAACATCACGAATATTAAGTCAATCAATAAACTTCGGGTTGTCTTGACCGATGAAGCTGAAAACATCACTCAAAACTCATGGGATTATTTAAGGCCGACACCGCGTTATGGCATGGTGCGGGTTTATGTGGTTTTTAATCCACGATTTGAAACAGACGCAACATGGCAAGAATTTATCGTTAAGAATGACGATAAAACGCTGCATATCACGATTAACTGGAAAGATAACCCGTGGTTTCCTGAGTCGCTAAACAATCAGCGATTGCGTGACATGCGTGGCGATGCGGGGCGTTATTCGTGGATTTGGGAAGGTAAATTTCTCAAAATATCTGACAATTCGATTTTAGCTAAAAAGCTAAGGTCTTTAGATTTTACGCTTGATGAGTCGTTTGGTGATCCGTTAATCGGCATCGACTGGGGGTTCAGTGTTGACCCTACGGCAATCATAGAATCATACGTTAAAAATGAAACGCTCTACATAAGACGAGCAGGCTCAAAGGTAGGTCTTGAATTAGACGACACGGCGGACTGGCTAGAAAAGCACGTCCCAAGCGTTAAGAAATTCACGTCACGCGCTGATTGTGCAAGACCAGAAACAATCAGCAAGGTTAAAAAAGACATTCCTTTAATCAAAGGTTGCGTCAAATGGAGTGGAAGCGTCGAGGATGGCGTAGTCACTCTACAATCGTTTAAATCAATTGTTATTCATCCCGATGCTGATTGCTGTTATGCAGAATTGGCAGCGTACAGCTATCGCACCGACAAACATAGCGAGCCGACAACAGACATAGAAGATGCAAATAATCACTATGCTGACGCATTGCGCTATGCAATCGAACCCTTAGTTAAACGCAAAACCGAACCGAAAGTGAGATTTTTATAATGTCGAAATGGTGGCAATTTTGGAAAAAAGAGGAAAAGTCCTCTAATGCCATACGTTCG